TGCAAATTACAAAACGATTATTGTGAACTTTATCGACAATATCTTCTTGATAATCATACAAGTTGAATGGAACTAATCCCTCATCCAGAGAAACCACTTTGATGTATTTCTTTATGAAATATGCTGGATCTTGGGCGCATTTGATATACTCTTTTACTTGATCTTGCGTAAACTCGATATTTACACCAGAGGCTTTTAAATTTTCATTACCAAGATATCCAGTCTTTTTACTCGTCATTTTTCTCATCCTGATCAACAAACGCCTTTTTAGAACTGCGTGACTGATTGATAAGGTCTTGAAGGTCAGAGGTTGATCCCACATACAAAGCGTTTGTTGTATTATTATTTACGGTCACATTTTCTTGACGAATGTTTTTCATTTTAGAATGCAGATCAAGTAAATCTTTATTCATCTCAGAAACTGTTTTTATCATTTGTGCTGCAACTTCATATGCTCTGGGTGAATCTGTATCGTTCGCAACAGACAAAATACCATCTATGGCACTTTGACCCTGATCTATTAATTCTTTCATATTACCACGAACATTTAGATAATCTTTAGTTAAGTCTTTTTCTAATTTCTCAGAGTCTACGGGAACAATATCTACCTCTGTTTGTTTTCTCATCGGTAAGTCTTTAGATTCAAACTCTGTCTCCAAAATATCTGAAAGTCCTTCAATGTTTTCATCATCTTTCATAGTTTACCTCAATATGGTGGATTAAAAGTCGCACCTGCATATGTATTACCAAACGTATCAATATATCTAGTACCTATGGTTTTACCCGCACCTGATGGACCTAAAGAATATCGATTGTCGTATGTAATATAATTTCCAAAACTAACTCCACCAGCAGCAGATGGTCCGCTCACGCCAACATCGATACGACTCAATGCTCCTGTTGCTCCAGTCACAACAGCATCATTTACATCATCACCAAAGTAACTGAAGAATGTGGTTTCAGTGAAGTGAATAATCTTTGTATTTTTTCGTGGTCCATAAACATATGACTTTGCAGAAAAATCATATTGAGTGGTTATATTTCTACGATCTTGAAAATCTCCCTCGTATTCTTCTTCTATCGTCACATTGTTTAAAACAAAAGGAATGTCAACCTTGCTGTGTGCGTCATCATCAAACTTGACAGTGACTACAAAATCAGGGGTAAAGAAGGGTAAGACTTGCTCAGTGATTTGCAAAGCATCAGTCATTGTTCGAGTAAATCCGTACAGAGATATGTTAAAATTATATGGAACCTCAGAGTATTCATACGCTCTTTGTTTTCCATCAAACGTAAATCCTCTTGGTTGATAATACCTTCTCTGTACTGAATTTCTTTTTCTGGATGAGTCATAGGTCATATCTGTGATATTGAAGCCTAATCTTGGGAGTGTGATTTGAACTTTTGTATGATCACTAATAGAACTTGCTTCCTCGATACGACGCAAGAACTTTTCTTTTGGTCCGTAAGATAGAGGAACCTTTATAAACTCCTCATTACCTTCACTATCTGTTGTGCTAATTCGAATGTTATTAAATAGTGACCCAAACGCCACAATTAACTTGCGAATCGATTCATTGTAAAATGGAGTAAACATTAGAAATTACCCTCCGAGAATGGATCTGTGTCTGTAAAGTCAAAAATATTATTATCAAAATCAGACACACTATTATCACCAGATTCTTCAGAGTCTTGAGGATCAATAATGGTAACGTCATCATCAGTGGTAGACGTTCGTTGAGTAACAACATCATCAATTTCTGTTATTCCTGTTACAATCTCATCAGAAGCATCGAATGAGAATGCTTCACATGATAATTTATAAGTGTACAATTTACCTAATTGATAAAAAGGATTCTCATGCTCTACGAAGTTAATTTCAAACAGAGTTTTACTGAGTGGAAAGAAAATTAAATCCCCTTCTCTGGGACGAGTAAGATTCTCAACCATACCAATCTCTTCATCAAATCTTCTACGAGAAACAATGAAGTCTGCTCTATCTTTTATCTGCAATCCATACTGAGATGCAATATCACCCTCTCCCTCAAAACCATCCACTGTTTCAATATACATTTCGATTGAGTAACCATCATCAAATCTCTTTGATAAGTCTTCTCCCAAGAGATCATCAGTGTTCACACTATCTCTAGGCATATACACAACATCTCTACCCATCGCCTTTATTGTTTCGATGGTAATGTCTTCCGTGACATTTTGCTCTCCTGCATAATCTTTGAAATATGGATTTCTAGCCATGTAATTATCCTATGAAGAAATCTACTGGTAGTTCGTACTCGTTTAAAACTCTTTCTTCAATCTGTCTTACTTCCTCATTCGCTTCCGAGAATATATCTGCACCTCGAATAGTGACACCGCCTGGTAATTGAACACCATCAAATTTAGAAAGATTTGCACCCCACTGACGTTTAATTAATGCGGTGACATACTCTTTTAAAAGTCTATCATTGTAAATCTCAGTAAATTGGTTTGGGTCGAGAAGAGAATATGCCTCAAAAACAATATAGTCATCCACATCAATA